GGCTCACGGTCTGGCGACACTTACCGTGCAGGCGGCGGTGGTGGCTGGGGCGCATCAGGAGGTTCTTACCTTGGAAGTGGTGCTGGCTCTGGTGGAGCAGCCATTAGTGGCTCTGGTTACACTGTGACAGGCACAACCTCTCAGATATATGGAAGCTACTAGATATGCCTAACTTACCAATCCGTGGACTAGGGTCCGTGGGCGTGGTCACTGATGTTGACCCCTACAACCTCCCCACCAATGCCTACACCAGAGCAAAGAACATTAGGTTCACTGATGGTAATGTGACCCGTGGCCCAGTGTACCGGGCTGTATCTGATGCCATACCGTGGAACCCTGTGTTTTCTTATGGCCTCACGGCTTTGTCTGGTTACGATACTGTGTTGTTGGTGGATGATACCTTTGACATCTACGAGTTCTCTGGTGGTTCCTTTGTTCAAAGGTTCAATGCGTCAACCAGTTCGACTAATGACCCAGTGACAGCAACGATACTTGCAGATGTGCAGTACGTTAATCGTCCAGACCAAGTACCCGTAGCCCGACCCCCTAGTGCTTCCAGTTTCAGTACCCTAGCCAACTGGCCTAGTACCTACCGAGCTACGTCCCTTCGCAGCTTCGGAGACTTTTTGATAGCTCTAGGCACCACAGAGAATGGTGCTTCGTACCCAAGTCGGGTGAGGTTCTCTGATCCCGTACTAGCAAACCAAGTACCAGCAACTTGGGACGAGACTGACCTTACTAACAGTGCTGGCTTCAATGACCTCGTGCAGATGAAGACGCCTATCATGGACGGTGCCACACTAGGAGCTAACTTCCTTGTGTATTCCCAAGACCAAGTGTGGATGATGGAGTTTGTGGGCGGTACGTTCATCTTTAACTTCCGCAAGGTCTTCGATGACGCTGGCGTTATCAATCAGAACTGCATCATGGAAGTAGAGGGTAAACATTACGTCTTTGACCGCGATGACATCTATGTCACTGATGGCAACACACGCCAATCCATATGTGATGGCCGCGTTAGAGACTACATCTTTGGTGGCTTAGACAACTCCCGTACTGGTGAATGTTTTGTCACCCACAACACCAGCTTAGAAGAGTTGTACTTCTGCTACCACAGTAATGACGATATGGCCATCTACACAGATGGTCAGCACTGTAACCGGGCGGCAGTATACAACTACAAAGAGGACAACTGGACATTCCAAGATTTGCCCAACGTAGTCTCTGGCTCTGAGGCTAACATTAACTCTGTGTTCTCATATGATGATGCGACCCAAACTTACGACAACATTGGTGGCTCATACCACGACCAAGAGAGCCAATTCGCACGAAGCCCCCTTCTCATTGCAAAGGCTGGAGGTGGCGTATCAGCAAACAAGATATATGGTGTTGACCTTGTAGACCAAGGAACACTTGCACAAGCTGTAGACACAGATGTCTCTTCTGCCTTTTTGCTAGAACGTGTGGGTCTTGATTTAGACGAGATGGGTGTGCCTCTCAATGGCTACAAAGTCATCTCAAAGATACTGCCACAGGTATCTACGAACAACGGCAACCCAAACTTCGGGTTCACTTTTGGTGCCTCAGACATTCCCAATGTAGCTCCCAGCTACAGTGCTGATGTCACCTTTAATTCACAAACTGATTACAAAGTGGATACCAGAATATCAGGCAGATACCTCTCATACAAAATGTCCAGCAGTAACTTAAAGGACTTTTCCCTGAGCGGTATGGACGTAGAGGTTGTGGTCACTGGTAGGAGATAACAATGTCACTATCAAACAAACTCAACTTACTCGTGTCTGCCTATGTAAGGCGGCAGTCTCCATCCCTAAACCCAGAGTTCCTGCCTAACTACTTACAAGAGGAACTCAGGGAACTGGAGGCCTCTATACGCTCTTTAGCAGAAGCAAGTATTCAAGTGGCAGACAGAGAGCCCACAAGCCCACTCAAAGGAATGGTTCGCTATGCTGTGTCCCCTTGGAACCCACTTAGCAACGGAACCCAAGGACTTGTTGTCTACGATGGCACAGCTTGGGCAGCAATGGGTGGGTCAGCTTCTACAACAGGTCTGACTTATGATGACTTCTGATTTGTAGATCAAAAGATAAAAGGAAT